TCTTCATTCAATTTGCGGTATTCGTCTGTAATGGTTTTCATGCCACCACCTCCCTGCTAACGTCATAATTCAGATTAGCCCACAGATCGAGGTCGCGGAGCATGCCGATAATCGTGCCCTTCCAGTCATCCTGATTCTGTCGATACTGGTGAACATCGGGATAAAACATCATATCCTTACCACTGACCCCGTATCGCCACGCTGGCTTGCTCGGTGTGAGGCAGAATACACGTTTACCCATCGACCCAGCCAGATGTACCACGGAAGTATTAATCGCTATAACAGCGTCACAGGCGTCCACAAGGGCCGCTGTTAAATCGTAGTTGTAGTGCTGGCATATCTCCCACATCGGTTCGACATTGCCCGGCATGTGCCCGTCATTGTCGTATTGCAGGGAAATAAACCGGTATTGCGGGTTTTTGGTAATCATCTCGACCATCTCCATGTCCAGTGAGCGATACCAGTTATTTGTTTTCTTGGTGCCACCTGCCCATGCAATGCCAATCACCGGGCGGCCATCTTCATGCAGGTCACGGCGCATACGCGCTGCAATATCGGACTCAGACTTGATATAGGTCAACTTTTCGAACGATTCGTGGTTTTGCAGGTATAGTCTCGGTAATGAGCCAACCGCTACACAATAATCAATCTGTCTATCCAGTGACCAGGTAATCATGTCGCGCTTTCGTGTATTGTGAATCTCGATATCAGGAAAGGCGCGGTGGAATAGAGATACCAGTCGTGGATGACACTCAAGGATAACTTCAGCACCGGTGTCGATGATATTTTGCAGGCAGGATAGGAACACGATTTCATCGCCCATGCCTTGCTCGCCGTAGACTACGACGGTCTTTTTATCGTTCAGCCGGTTGATGTTGTCAAGATACGGTGTTGGCGCGCTCTCATCCTCGCTGTAGTTGCGAAGTGGGCGCTCACCACAATGGATACCTGATTCGTACAGTTCGAAACCTTCACGGTATCGGCCAAGCTCAAGTAGCATCAGCGCCTTATTCCACTGGATTTTGTAATATTCTTTAGTGTCCGGCTTCTGTAGTTCCAGTGCCTTATTGGCGTGCTGAATACCCTGGCCCGGGCAACCTTCATTGATGTAGGTGCCAGCAAGGTTGTTGTACGGATCTGGCCAGCCTTCGCGCAGTTCAGCAGCTTTTAAGGCAGAATCGCGTGACCACTGAATATGATACTCACGGCGATAGCACACGGCCAGGTTGTTGTATGCCTCCGCAAAGTCAGGTTTTACCCTAACAGCATTGTGCAGCAGGACGGAGGCTATGCCAAAATCGCCCCGGTGCATCATGTTGGTTGCGTAGACGTAAATTAGATACGGGTTATCCGGGTGTTGCCCGATAACCTGATTCATGACGTGGATCGCATGGTCAAAATGCCCCTGCGACTGCAGCTGCTGTGCATGGTCCACTATCTCTTTTAACGATACTTTTTCAAGCATAATAATTATCCCCTAATTATAAAAAAAGGGGTTGAGTTGCCCCAACCCCCGATTAAGTCACCGACTATGGATCGGCTTCGTCACAGTGGTATCGAACAATACCGGTGATTACGCCTGCCGCTGTGGCAGTTAAAACCGTATCGACGGTGAGGTCAATGGTATCGAACTGCTCCGCTGCGTTGTCGCTGATGTCGTACTGGTAACCCACGCCGGTATAGAGCATTGCTGCGTCTGAGAACACAGTATTTGCCACCAGAGTAGAAGAACCAAAGTAACGATCATCATCGTTGCCGTCGCCCACAGTACCTGTGAACTGGCCAGACCCTGTGCGAACCAGCGTAATACCATCGACGATGGCACCATGCGGAACTTTACAGAGCTGGATAATATCACCCGCAGAAAGCGATGCAGTGACCGAGTACACGAACTTGCGTGACTGAGCACCAGCATGAACCTGACGGGCATTTGCACCAGCTTTCGCGGCGCTTGCTTTTAAAATAGCCATTTCAGATCACCTCCTGATTATGAACCGGTGTGCTTGGCTGCGTATGAGGATATGACGATAGTGCCGAAGTCTTCGCTATTGAAGACGCACTTCTTCATGCCCCAGATACAACCGGCAGCAACGCCGAGCTGGTTTTTATAGTCGAACAGTTCTTCTTCCCATGAGTACGTGTTCTTGCCCTTGTTACGACCATACGCCATCGCGGCTGACTGTGATCCACACAGTACGGCACGGCGGGTGTTGGCTTTGCTGCCAGCAGGTACGCGGGTGTTTTGATGCAATACAACACCGTTGTATTCACCTAACGCCCCGGAGAAGATCGGATTATTACTGACCTTACCGCCTGACATAGCAGCTTTCTGAATATCCAGCCACTGACCGGTAGCAGTATTCGTGCGTAAATCCGTCACCTGGTATGGGTGCAGGAACATCACGAACTTTTTCTCTTTGCCGATGCGAATTGGCACCAGTGGAATCTGATCGCCAGCATCACCGCCAGTCATGGCCAGCTCTACTGCGTAATCAATGTATTCCAGTGAGAATGTATCAGTGGTTGAAAGGGTTGACTCGCCAGTGTGTCCACCAACGATAATGTGACGATTGGTAGAAGGTGCCGAAGCTGCCTGCATACCGGTACGTCGTGTGTCAGACTCTGCGGTATTACCGCCAATCTGGTTAAAGAAGGCATTGTCCATACGGTCTGCCCACCAGTCAGCCAGACCGTCACGTGATTCATCACGGACGGTGAACGGTACGCGCTGCTCGGACATCTTGCCCTTACTGCGAACCGCGTGGCGCAACTGATCGATAGTTACACTGTCATCATAAGTTGTCAGTGCTTCCTCGTTGCCTTCGAGAGTGCCGTCGCCTGAAACGCCATCACCTTCAAGCTGTAAACGCAGGCCGAATGTGATTTTGTCACCCTCGGCTTTGTTCAGTTCAGTCTTGATTTGTACGACGTTGTTGGTACCGGTTCCCATGAACTGCATGACGTGAGTGTTTTTCAACGACTCTTTCATCAGGCCCTGGGACCAGCGCTTGACGGCTAACGGGTGATTAACACCATAATTGGTATCTGCCATTAGTTGTCTCCGAATAAGTTAAAAGTAAAGTTTCATCACCTGTACGTCGGTAAAATACGAAACTCCAAATTAACGTGATGGAGACACGGAAGAAGGTTTTAACGCGCCCCTCTGCTCGGAACACCCTGTGAAAGCGGTGGGATTAACTGCGATTGTGCCTCCCTGCACGGTTCGCTGTCAAGTGTTGTTCGCTATCGCCCTGCGCCCTTACCGAACACGCCTTCCATAATCGCGGTAAATTCGTCCGGCTCGGCATCAGCCAATTCCTCGATATCAACGCTACCGCCATTACCCAGAGAACCAGCCTCCTGCCCTTTTATTAGTGCTTCGAGGTCGTCTTCGGGCTTTTTGTCTGATTTGTCATCAGCGCCTTTGTCGTCGCCCTTATCATCACCAGTATCATCAGCCGCTTTCACATACCCAAACCGCTTGGCTATCTTGTACATGTATTCAGCAGGATTAACCCGTGAGCGCATAGCTCCAACCTGAGTCTGGAACATAGCCTGTGCCGCCTGTTTCTCAGCCGTAGCCTGGTCAGCGCCCATGTCGAGCGCATTGTCGATATTCACTTTCCGCACGTGTTCCAGCGCATCGTAATAATCTGGGTTTGTCTCAGCAAAGGAATTATCGAAGCTCGTCAGCGCGCCGGTAACCTTCTGTATCTGCGTCATCGCTTCCTGGTTCTTGTTGATGTCCACGACCTTATCGTTCTGCTTGGTCATGGTTGCCGTCATCTCTTTAAACATGTGGTCGATGTATGCTTTCGGGTCATCGAGGTAATCAGGTGTTTTGACATCCTCACCCTTGTCAGCCGCAGCCTGCTTGTCCTGAATGAACTTGTTGAGTTGTTCCTGCAAACCCTCGAAGCGACCGAACTTACGCTCCATAGCGCGTATCTGATCTTGAAAGTCAGAGCGCTCCTGTAGCATTGTGGCTAATGGCACCTGCTTGCCAGCACCGCCTTTATCGTCATCGTCAGCACCTTCATCGGCGGCGGCATCTGCCCCGTCATCAGTGCCAGCCTTATCGCTTGCTTTATCATCGCCTGCATCGCCAGCGTCATCCTGTCCTGAGTCTGCACCATCTTGTGTGCCTGCATCTTTGTCTGCGGGTGAATCGTCACCACCGGCATCATCATCGCTCGCTCCGTCATCACCACCCCCCAGTTCGCTATCAAGAAAATCAAGCATCTCGTCGCCGTTAAGGTCTTCGGCTTCGTCTGCCATTGCCTGTACTCGCAGGCGGAAGAATTTGTTTAATTTCATCTGTATCCCCTTGTGTTAGTAAATTGTTGGTGCCGGACGCGGTGCGCTGCAACAGGAATCGAACCTGTGTAACGTGGTTCCGATGTGTCACGGACTCTACCATTGAGCTATACCCGCTACCACGCTGTCCAGCGTAATCTTACATCTTCGCCCCGGCTTCAGCCGCAGCCTTATGCGCCTGCTGTTCTTTGAGCACGGTGTTCGCCTTGGTTTCCTCAACCTTCTCGCGCTTGAGCAGAATATCGACCACGTTCTCGGCTATTTCTTTCTCTTTTGCCTGCACCTCAAGCTCTACACCTTTCATCTGCAACTGTTGAGCCTTCTGCTTCTGTGGATCAGGCTTCATAGACTCCTTCCACTTCTGCACCATGCTCATCGGCAGTGGTGTGTAGTCGAGGAAGTCAGGCGGTGGCTGGATGCCCATCTTCGCAAGCTGTGGCATTAACTGCATCAGCACGGCAAAGGTGCGCTCTTTCACGTTGGTTGATGTAGGTGATTCGTCAACGATGATGTCGTATTTAGCTGCAAGTTTATCCTTGAGCAGTGGAATGTATTTCTGCTTGCCTTCTTCGTCGGATATACGTACCAGACGATTCTCAGGCACGTACTCACGGACATATTCTATGTAAATCTCACCGACATCGCGCAGATACGATGACATTGAATCAAACGCCCATGCGACCTGTGTCATACCGGCCTGCTTGCGCTGTTGCTCTAATACGCCCGGCTGGTTACGGTCAACCATGCCGAGTAGTTCTACCGGGATACCGGTAACCGCGCTGAATGCTTCCATGGCTATCTGTAGCAATCTATCTGAGCCCTGTGGATAGGTTGTTTGTGGTCTTTCTTTAAACTTATCACCGCCCTGTCCTGAAAGAGCCCCATCCTCCATCCAGACTATCTTGTCCGGTGATGACCAGTCACGCTCTGCCTGTAGCGGATTCTCAAAAGCGGTACGTTCTGCAAGTATGCCGCCCTTGGCGTTGGTATCGATGCTGTGCATGATCTGTGATAGCAACTTATTAACCCACAACTGCGGGTCTTTCATCACTTCGGTCAGGCCGTACCAGGTATTAGTATTGCGATCACGCTTGCCGGTGATGCACTTGTACGTGTAGCCTGACTGGCATGGTGATAGCTTGCGCTCAAGCAACTCACCACCAAGTTGGAACTGGCGGTAGTACACACGCCTACGCTGTTTCAGTACCTGGTATTCGACGTTATTGTTATCCAGAAACTTCTTAAATTTACCCCATTGTTCTTTATCGAATGTGCGCTCACCAAACTTGGTAGTGACCTTGAAACCGGTCTCCATCTCGTATTCTTGCATCTCAAGGATATTAAACTTCTGCTCGGCCTCACCTGGATCACTGCCACCGCCTGATTCGTAGTACGGTGCGCGTGTTGCATCGTGCGGGAAGGTCATGTCATCGAAGGTATCGACAACCAGATCACCACCACCTAACTCGGCATCCGGCCAACGGTCTGTAATCTCTGACTCAAGCAACGGGATAATTCTCTGCACCCACTTGGCATCACGGACATTGCGCTTACGGGCATCCGGATCCCATCGCATCTGCCCAGGGTCACGACGCTCGGTGCATATCATTCCGTCCGGGTCTAGCTCGTAATCCATGAACGTCTCCGTCCAGCCCATGCCCACGGTCAGCGTATCCCAGAATGCGTCTGTTTCCTCGTCGGATGCTTCGCAGCCATCACGAAAGAAACCCACGATATCGTTTGCTAATTCGTTGACACCAACATCACCCATATTGCGGGGAATGTAGCGTATGTCCTGACGGTTATTGACCTGCAGCCCGGTAATGGAATCGATGTACTTTGCGGTGAGATTGAATGCGACTATCGGGCGTAGCTTTTCCTGATACATCGCCTTGGTGGCATCATCAAGCTGGTCGCCTGCGACAAAGGCATAGCTAGTATAAGCATCGTTGCGCCACGCTTCGTGGGCGCTGGATGAACGGTTGAAACGGGTTACAGCACGTTGAGCGTGTTCATCTACGCCGTCTTCGTTGAGTTCGTTGTCAGTTTGCATATCTTGGTAGTTTTCGTGGCATTGATGGTAAGGCGAACGGATTATCATCGCCAAGCAAGTTAAACCCAAGTAGCTCTTTCGATAAAGACATCACCCACCCATCGCATAATTGTTTGAACTCCGTGAAGAATACCCCGACTTCTTCTCTGGTTCAAGTAGTTTGGGCCATACCAGCGGTATATCACACACGCGAGCGAACATGTCGAGCATGTCATCATGGATGGGTACGGGGAAAGTATCAAACTCCTCAAGCAAGAAATTGTCCACGATATCGACTGTGCGCCCATCCCACACCTGGCGGTACATCAACTGCTTTGGCAGCCAGAATCTGTGATCTTCGATGATTGGTTGAAGCCTGAGTATCCGGTCAGTCTTGTTCTGTGGCCCACCCACCGGTGTGATGTCAAATCGGTAGTTCTCCTCGGCCTGCACGTACTCGATGTGCTGGATGTCGCTGTCCTTGCCGTATTGCTCATAGGCCACCGTCTGCACTTTGCCGGTACTGTTGTGCCAGTTGCGGTGCATGTGAATCAGCGCTTCAGTACGTTCATGCAGGTTGAGCTTATCGCGCAGTATGTCCACCGCGTAGAAGTTGTGATCCATGCCTAGTTCCAGGCAAGCCATGGCGGTGTAATCTGATTTCTTCTTCTTCTGATTGGCGGGGTCTACCAGGATGATGCGATTCGCTCTACCGCCTTTGCTCCCCATACGGTCAAAGAATCGCAGGTCTTTGCGCTTGAAGCCTTTGGATTTATCAGCTAATGGGTTTTGCAAAAGTTGACAGGCAGCAGTAAAGGTTCCCATATCTCGGCACTTCTCACGAAAATGCTCAAGTGACCAGAATACCGGTGTGCCATCCATCTCGCCGTTGTCGGTAGCTGGATACAGACGAACCTTGGCAGAGCCGCGATCCATCATAACTTTGTAGCTATCGTTTAGGTGATACCGGGTGCCGATGTAGCGCTTCTTTACGTTTTCGCCAGCACCAAGGTTAAGCGATAATTCCCATGACTCGGTGGTTTTCTTAATCATATCTGCGTTGCCAACAGACTCCTTGGTCACCATGTCATCGTAGATCAGGATATCAAAGTGCTTTGAGGTTGGCTGGCCTTCAACCACGCCCCATGCTTCAATTGTAGATTCCTTCGGGTTTGATGTGCGCTTAACGATGATGCCTGCATCGGCTGACCAAACAGGTGCTTCGCGTTGCGGCTCCTGGTACAGCACATCAGGGAATAAATCCTTTAGCGTCTGGTTGGTTTCCAGTTCACGGGATATCTGCTTTAAAAAGGCTTTGGCAATAGGGCGCGTATGACTAAAGATACCAATAACGATTTGCTTACCGTGCCACTTGGGGTCGGGGTCATCGCCATGACTACTGAGGATGTCCTGGATCGTTTTACCAAACGTGATAATTGTACTTTTATAATGTTCTCTACTCCACAGGTCGAGATGACCATCAGGGCTCGCCTGTATCTCTTGGCACCGCTCCAACAACCACTGGTGGTGCATGTCCGGCCTGTTCATCAGGTAGCGAATCAGGAAGAACAGGTCGTTCCTCGCTAAGTCCCGCATCTTGCCCACGTAGTCGATCTCCGCCTTCTCCTTGGCTTTCTTCTCCTCCTCCGTGTCCGACGGCATAGATATCACCTTCGCTGACAAGTTCTTCAAGCCAATCATTAAGGCGGGGTACTGCTCTAGTCGCAAATTGATGATTGTGTGCGTGGGTGCCATGGATATTTACCTCGCGGGGAAGGAATTTGGTTAAGAGATTACCAGCGGCTTTCCAGTCTTCTTTCCACCAATCGGCACATACTTCAGCGAGAGATTTATTTTCGTTATTGCAATGCTGTAGCAGTCCATCAATAAAAGCGCCCCGCATTTTTGGTGCTACATCAACACCACGCTTGGATAGCATGGCCGTCGTTGCTTTCTCTGCTGCGGTTACTGACGGCATGAACGCTTTTA